CTTCAGTTTCAAGAGCTTCTACTTCAGTCTCAAGAGCTTCTACATCTACGTCAGCTTTTTCATCTTCAAGCAATTCTCTGATTTGAACTTTTCTCGCTAAGATTTGTTTTAGTCTTTCTTTCATTTTTGTTTCCTCCTTATTTTTTTTTGTTGATTCTGTGTGGCAACCTATCCAGGTCTTTATACTTTCCTACTCTTGCCATCCGGCTTGCTTACACGCTCTGTCCAGAGTGTGCTTTTCGGAATGATATACTATTTTAATTTTGCTAATAGCGTTCTTCTTTCTTCGACTTTTTTCATTGCCGATGCTAGACTTCTTCGTCTTTCAAGTTTTAACTTGTCTCCAAAGTCTTTGGATGTATCCAGTTTCCTAGCATATACGCTTGTTTCATCGTAATATGGAACATCTACTACAGACACGTCCCAAAGTTTTTCTATCTTTGTTATTGTCCTAGTATCCGTTTCGTTATTATATAACTCTTCTTCCGGGGTAAACCCGAAGCTCATTTTATCTAACAACTTCGCCATAATTGATTTATACACATCTTTATTCGATTGCGTATCGATCAACTTTGCTGTCATTTTAAGGCCTTTTTCATCTATATCTAATTTTAACGAGTCGTTTCTTGTTCTCGCTAATATTAAAAACGATTCTTCGTGGTTATATCTTAATGGTACATCTGATATATCACATTCTTCCAAAGCTTTTTTGTCAATTATTTCTGTAAATCCCCAATGTGTTGCCGGGGTATCAAACAAAATTGGATATCCCTCAATTTCCATTTCTCCGGATTCGTTTTCTATAACTCTGAACTCTGCTTCGACGAGTCTTCTTTCTTCGCCGGTTCTTTTATTTTTCTTTTCCATCGGTTCCATCTCCTCCTTGGTAATCATCTGCTATATCACTATTGATGTGATTTAAATCTTGCAAATATACATCGCCTTCCGGATCAGGTGGTAAATTAAACAATGCCCTGATTTCGTTTTTTGTGAAGTAGTTATTTAGTTTGCTTGCGATTTCTATTTTTGTTTTATTGGAAGCATATTGTAACCTATGAGCTTCAAATACTATTTTTTGGCCTTCCAGTCTTTCTTTTGGTGACAAGACTTTATAACTAAACTCTAACCCTAGTTGAATTGCGATTGGTTCTATAACACTTTCATAAAACGCGTTCCACTGGTTTTCATCATAATCAGACTTTATTATTTTATCTGTTATACCAAAGTAATCATATATTTGGCCTTTTAGGTTTGTCATTTGGTCGGATGTTGCTGTCGTTGGCTTTAAATCTATTGGTGTGAACGTCGATGATGCGTCTATACTTGCAATTCCTGTGCTATTTTCCGAGTCTATGAAGTCTGTGACGAAGTCGTCTCTTACTTTTTTCACATCGTCCGGCTTTAGCATGGCCTGTGTGGTCTTTATTATACCTTTTACCCCGGCCGTTGCCTTAATAGCGTTTACAATTCCCTCGTTAACAGCGGTTTGTGTTGCAGTTAGAGCTTTAATTGGTAGATCGTTGCCTCCTAGTACATCATTAAGACAAAAGAACCGCTTAATGTGAATTAGATCTACGAACGAAGCCGTGTATTTTGTTCCTGTTTTGAATTCAAATTGTAAAAATAAGTCTTTTTGATATTCTACAACTTTATATGTTCCGGCTTTTATTGGGTGGATTGCAATTGGAGTTGGATCTGTTTCACTGGTTCTTTCGATCCAAGCAAACGCATTATTATCTAAATACATTAATGAAATCATCTTATAATAAAAATCGTATGCGTTCATGTAATCGTTTGGCCTCTCACTTATCAGCTTTTGTAGTGAATTGTTAATAAGTTTTAACCCTGATTCTTCGGTGTCTTGTATAACTCTTGGATTTAACTTTGCACCATTTCTCGATATAGCATCCATGCAACTTCTCGCTATTGGAGAATTATACAAAGCGTCATCTGATGAACTAAAAATCGGGCTGTACGAGTTTAGCATTTGCATAGTGCTTCCATATACAACGCTATTCTTTTTTCCAAATATCTTTTGAAAAAGGTTTCGTTTTTCCATCTTTACACCTCTCAATTTAAAAGAAAAAGAACACCTGTATGGTATTCTGGATACTCTTTCTTCTATTTCTTTTTGTTTTGTTTATCGACTGCGTCAATTTTTATTTTATTTATGTGTTTGCATTTGTTACATTTTATTTCTGCTTCTATCTTAGCACCTCTTGTTATAATTGTCAATAGTCGGTCACACTTTATACATCTTACTTCCACGCGATCACTCTCCAATCCTATTTTTAAATTCTTGATACTTATTGGTATAAATAACATAGCAGTCGATTAAACTAACGGCTCCATCGATTCTTTGACGGGTTCCAGCCTTACCTTTTACTGGACGTATGTTATCGTTATCATCTGCTTTAATTGATAAATTACTAAAACACCATTTTAATATTGGATTGTTATTGTAAACTATTGTTTTGTCTTGTAAGTCGCCCTTCATTTGTTTCATCGGAGACGACATCGTTTTGGCTCCTTGACGAACTTCAACCATATCAAAACCATATGCTTGCATTTCATCACACCAATATTGTGCGTTCCAACTATCATAACCAACCCACAATGGCCGTAAGCCATTATCATTAACTTCGTCTACGAACCATTTTGTAATATCTTTATAGTTAACTTTGTTTCCTTCACAAAGTCTCAGATATCCTTTTTCTACCCATTTATCATAAGGTACTTTATCCTCTCGCATTCTTTCTTCGTAGCGTTCTTGAGGCATCCAGTACATTTGTTTTATAAGTACTTTTTTTATTAGTTGTTCTTCATCATTTTTAAATACTTTTAATTTAGTTTCTGTTAATAAAGTTGCAGAAGATAAATCGGTTGTTGATGATAAGTCTGCTCCACCAATACAGTATTTATGATTTATGTCATCTTCATTATAACATAGTTCAGTATTAAAGTCATCAAATGTCAGCCACAGATTATCACTCGCTTGTCTAAGATTAAAATGTTTACATAATACTCCTGTTTGATAATCAGGATCTCGTTTTGCTCTTTCTACTTCGTCTCTTAAAGCTTCTAAAAACTTAATTTTACCTAGCCCTGGATTTGCTTTATACCATTGTTTTTCATCTGTCCATTCTTCTATGTCATCAAGTTCATATAGTATTGGTAAAAATGTTTCATCTTCGAGTTCTCCTATTGCTATTTTCGAAGCGTAGTCATATAAACTATCATATATATTTTCTCTTACTGTTCCGGCTGTTGTAATTACAAACAATAACGGCTGACGACGACTTTGCATTGATTGTTTTATTACTTCATATAAACTTCTGTCTCTTATTGCGTGAGCCTCATCTACCACCCCTAAGTGTGTGTTTAGTCCGTCCAGGCTTTTTGATGTAGAAGCCTGGGCTTGCATAATAGACGAAGTGTTTGGAAAGTACATATCGTTTCGTCGTTTTTTGATTATAGATTTAAGATCCGGGCTTTGCTTAACCATATTCCACGCTTCTGTAATGATTCTTTTTGATTGGTCTAATTTAGTTGCGATTGAATATACTTCGGAAGCCCCTTCCTTATCGGCCACTAACATAAATAAACTAATGGCAGATAATAATGTAGACTTCCCATTTTTTCTAGCCACTAATACAAAAGCTTCTCTATATTGTCGTTGTTGAGTAGATCTACTAAGAAATCCAAATATTGTTTGGATAAGTGCTTTTTGCCATAGCATGAGCTCTAAAGTTTCTCCAATTACTCCTTGGCTTTGTTTACAAAAACTTTCAATAAATGTTATTGGTCGAGTGGCTTCTTTTTCATTAAAATAATATTTTGAGTCCTCAGGTGCATCGGTTGTTTTGGCTAATCGTTTATATACTACTTGCACTTTTTTAGAAACAATCTCGATGCCGGCTTCGATTTGTTCATTGTATTCTTTTATGTAATTAGCCATATTAACTTTTACTCATATATTTAAAGAAATTATTGTTTTTTTCAGATGGATCATCTTCATTCTTTTTTGATGCCGGGCTTAGTCCGAGTTCACGACTACAAGATATAATGTCTGCTCTTTGTTTTTCTATTGCTTGATATAAAGGGTTTTTCATTAAGTTAGACGAACCCTTTTTGTTTATATGTTGTAACACAACGTGGCCACCGGAATCTTTAAATAATTTAACGGTGGCATTGTAATCATTTAAAGTTTGAGAAAGCGTTTCTATAATATAAAGATATGACTTATGATATGAACCAACTTTCTTCATCTTTCTAATGATATCTTTCTTTATTATTTCGGCTCCGTCCATACTTTTCCCTTCCTTTCATTTGATTACCCCCCCCGCTGTTTTTTTCCCGGGCGGTAATTTGTACG